TGGCTACGGTGCAATGCTTGTAAATACTACAGGGGCGAATAATGTAGGCATTGGTTACAATGCACTACTCTCCAACACCACCGCCTCTAACAACACGGCAGTTGGGTATCAGTCGCTTTATGCAAATACTACAGGTTACTCAAACACCGCTGTTGGCCATCAATCGTTAGACAGTAATACCACGGGTGCAGGAAACAGCACATTTGGTCATGGTGCTGGCGCAGGTAATACCACAGGTACAAACATAAATATCTTTGGCATAAACGCTGGGTTGTCCAGCACAACAGCCAATAACATTACTGCGTTTGGTTCAGATACTTTACGCAACAATACTGCGTCTAACAACGCTGGTTTTGGCTCTGGCGCTTTATATACTAACACAACAGGTACTGGAAATACTGCACTTGGCCCAGCCGCATATGGATCAACGCAAGGCCCACTTGGTCTTAACACCTCTGGAAGTTCCAACACCGCTATTGGTATGCAAGCACTACTCTCTAACACCACCGCATCCAACAACAATGCTTTCGGTTTTCAGGCGCTGTACTCAAATACAACGGGCGCTGTTCAAACGGCAATGGGTCACGCTGCCTTAAATGCTAATACGACAGGTACTGAAAATACTGCCTTTGGCGGCGCAGCATTACTGGATAATACAACAGGCAACAATAACGTGGCAGTAGGGCGTAATGCCTTGGCAAACAACACCACCGCATCCTACAACACTGCTGTTGGGTATCAGGCTGGGTATAGTAATACTGTAGGTAGGCAAAATGTGGCTGTTGGGTATCAGGCTCTTAGAGATGGGACGCATACCACATTAGGGGATTACTTTAACACAGCAGTCGGCTCTCAAGCAATGAAAGCAAACACGACAGGTCAGTATAACACGGGTGTTGGTGGGCTTGCTCTTTTTGTAAACACAACGGGTTCAAATAACTCATCGTTTGGTTTGAGTTCGATGCAAGCTAATACGACAGGCACAAATAACACGGCTATTGGTCAAAGTGCTTTAACCTCCAACACCACCGCATCCAACAACACCGCTGTTGGGTATCAGGCTGGGTATAATACAACAACTCAACCGGAAAATACATTTTTAGGCGCTGGCGCTGGTTATTCTAATGTCACAGGTACAAAAAATACCTTTGTTGGTATGAACGCGGGTTATTATTGTACAGGTTCAGACAACACTATCCTTGGCCGTTTCTCAGGCAACCAAGGCGGCTTGGACATCCGCACCTCAAGCAACAACATCGTGCTGTCGGATGGGGATGGTAATCCTAGGGTTCGGGTTGATTCTAGTGGATTAGTATCTATTGGAGCAGCTACCAGCCCCCACGGAGGAACAAGGCTTTACCTTGAGAATAGCGCTTCAGCAAACGGGCTATCCCAAGTCAATAACACCCACAACGTAAGCGGAGATGTTGCAAACGGATGGTGGCTTGGCTCTAATTGTAACAATACAAGTTCTTATTTTCTTCAGTGTGGTATTACTGGTGTTGCCAACCAGTTGTATATCTACGGCAACGGAAACATACAAAATACTAACAACAGTTACGGCGGTATTTCGGATGTTAAACTTAAAGAAAACATTGTTGATGCTTCCTCACAATGGGATGACATTAAAAACTTAACTGTTCGTAAGTATAGCTTAAAATCAGACAATCTTGATGCCCCTAATATGCTTGGTGTTATTGCTCAAGAAGTTGAAGATGCTGGAATGGGTGGTCTTGTATTTGAAAGCCCTGATCGTGACACGGACAACAATGTTTTAGACACTACAACCAAGCACGTTAGTTATTCCATCCTCTACATGAAAGCAGTCAAGGCACTGCAAGAAGCAATGGAACGCATTGAGGCATTAGAAACTAAAGTCACAGCCCTAGAAGGAGCATAACTATGATTGACGCACCAACCACAGAAGAAATCGCAGCACACTACACAGCAATGGGTCACTCAGTTGACTTGATTAACGCTGGGCAACCAGAGGATATGTCCGATGAAGATTGGGCAGACACAGTGTCTCGCAATGTAGAGCATCTGGAAATCATGGTAGCTAAAGACTACTGGACTACAGAAGATATGACCGCTGCTAATGCTGCAATCGCAGCTTAGCTTAACTTAACTTAAAGGAGACTGTCATGGGTAAAAATGAAAAGAACCTCATCACTGTCAACGACATCGAATACAATGTAGATGATTTCACTGACGCACAGAAGACTATGCTTAATCATGTAAGCGATTTGGATCGTAAGCTGGGTTCCGCACAGTTTAACTTAGATCAGCTTAACGTGGGCCGTGAGGCTTTTGTCGGAATGCTGGCAAGCTCGCTTGAAACACCAGCGGAAGACGACGCTGAGTAAGCCAGCCAAAATAACGCAATCGGCCAGCTATGTGCTGGCCTTTTGCATATCCGGCACAATGTGTTATATTGGCCGCAATCCGATTTGCGAGAGGCGACAATGGCTTTAATTGATCTGAACATTCCCGCTGGCGTCTACAAAAACGGGACGGACTTGCAAAGCATGGGTCGCTGGCATGATGCGAGCTTAATCCGCTGGGGCGACGGCGTTATGCGCCCAATCGGCGGTTGGCGTTTACGCTCCTCAACAGCGGCCAACGCAACTCTTCGCGGCATGTTGACTTGGGTAGCCAATGACGACGTGCGCTGGATTGCTTCAGGTACATACGACAAACTTTATATTTGGACCGCACCCGGTGTGCGCTATGATATTACTCCTGCCGGTCTAACCGCTGGTAGAGAAGACGCCATTTCGTTTACTGGCTTTGGCGGCGGTACATACGGCAGTTATGGCTACGGCATTGCCCGGCCTGACACAGTTCGCATTCAGCCAGCTACAAGCTGGGATTTGGAATCATGGGGCGAGTATCTGCTGGCCTGCAACGAAGACGACGGCAAGATTTACGAGTGGCAGCTCAACACGGCGGTAGTGGCAGCAGTTCTGTCTAACGCTCCAGTTGACAACCTTGGCTGCGTTGTAACTGAAGAGCGCTTCCTGTTTGCGCTTGGCGCTGGCGGCAATCCTCGCAAGGTACAATGGTCAGACAGAGAAAATAATAATCTATGGACGCCAGCCGCTACAAACGAGGCCGGTGATCTTGAGCTAAACACGTCCGGCGCGCTGATGAAGGGCATGACCGTTCGCGGCCAGACTTTGCTTTTAACAACGCGCGACGCCCACGTTGCAAATTATATTGGCCCACCTTATGTCTACGGCATTGAGCGTGTTGGCACGTCATGCGGATTAGCTGCAAAGCAAGCTGCCGTTGTCGTTGACGCTGGCGCATTCTGGATGGGCGTTAATTCGTTTTACACATATCAAGGTGGCGCTGTGCAAGAGCTGCCGTGCGACGTGGCTGACTATGTGTTTAATGACATCAACAAAGGTCAGGTTAGCAAGGCGTTTGGCATGTCAAACTCAATGTTTGGCGAGGTAACTTGGTTTTACCCAAGTGCAGCGTCAACTGAGAATGACCGCTACGTCACATACAACTACACAGAAAACACTTGGATGATTGGCAACTTGGCTCGCACGGCTGGCATTGACCGTGGCGCGTTCCGCCAGCCCATGATGGCTGACCCGGCAGACTATAAGATATATGAGCATGAGATTGGCTTTGACTACGGCACGTTAACGCCGTTTGCTGAAACTGGGCCGTTCCGCATTGGCACGGGCGACCAAGTCATGAGCGTGACTGAATTATTGCCGGATGAAAAATCGCAAGGCGACGTGAATGCTATTTTTAAAACGCGCTTTTATCCAAACGGCACGGAACGGTCATACGGCCCGTATTCTATGAGCAACCCAACGTCGGTCAGATTTACCGGGCGTCAGGTTCGAATGCGTGTTGAGGGTGAGCGCTTGGCTGATTGGCGCGTAGGCATTAATCGGCTTGACGCTGTTGGCGGCGGTCGTAGATGACCCAGCAGAACCGTCCACCAGAGCCGCAGGATAAAGATTGGCAGACTTGGGGCCGACGCCTCATGTCGTACTTGTCCCAAACGCGCTCTGCGTTGGTTCAGCAAACTGGCGGTGAGAGTGCGGCAGACGATGGCACGATTATGTGGGACAGGGAAAACCTGTATCCGGTCGTAAGCAAAAATGGTGCTTGGGTTCAGATTGTGCTTGAAGACGGCCAGTATTCTGGCGGCATTACGGCAGATCAAACTGCGGCGGTTATTAATACGGCGTACGCTTTAACGTACACCGCTGAGATTTCGTCCGGCATTGCTAATGGCACTCCAGCATCTCGCATAGTTTTTGATGAAGCTGGCGAATACATGATTAGCTTCTCAGCACAGATTTCATCAACGTCTGCTTCAACAGTAAACTTCTGGTTTTGGCCACGGGTTAATGGATCAGACGTTACCGGGTCAACAATGAAGAATGCGTTACACCAAAACGGGGCAACGCTGGTTGTTTCGCGCTCATCAATATTTGATCTTAACGCTGGGGATTACTTAGAGGTAATGTGGGCTGTGGATAGCACTAACGGTTTTCTCGACGCAACAGCCGCAACTGCGTTTGCGCCTGCCGCGCCGTCATCAACAATAGCAATTACGAGGTTGCATGGATAGCGAACTAGAGCGTTGCAGGACTTGGATTGAAGCTGCCTTGGGTTACTCAGGCGGCACTCACGACTTTATTGACGTGGCCGAAGGTATATACAAAGGCACCATGCAGTTGTGGCCAACGCCAAAAGGGTGCATAGTCACTGAAATTGTGGTATATCCACGGAAGAAGATTTTAAACGTGTTTCTTGGTGGCGGTGAATTGGACCAGATTTTGGATATGCACGACGATGTAATAGAGTGGGCCAAAGCACAAGGTTGCGTAGCCCTAACCATGACTGGCCGCTTTGGCTGGAAGAAACCATTGAAGGCGCACGGTTGGGAAGCCCAGCATTCGTCATATGTTAAGGAGTTTGGCTAATGTCCAAAGGTGGATCAACGACTTCAGCAGTCACAATCCCAGAATACATTGAGGCCGCTGCCCAGCGTAACCTGAATAAAGCCGAGCGTATTTCGCAAATTGGCTACACACCGTATTATGGCCCAGACGTTGCGGCGTTTACGCCTATGCAGCAAGCTGGCTTTCAAAACACGGCTGACTTAGCCGGTGCTTACGGCATGGCAGCGCCATCTTCGCAGCAAGACATTTACGGTGGCATGGGGCCAGCAACAACTTACGCTGGCGGCGTTCAGGGTTATTCCTCTGCGCCAATGTTTGAGCAGTCGTTGCAGACATTGGGCGAACGTCGTCCCGGCCAAAAGTCTTACATTGATAGCTTCTTTATCGACCCGTACAGCGGTGGCGGTTCTGCTGGCAACTTTGCTCCGATTGATTACACTGGTTATCAGACTAATGCAGCAGCGGCTCGCGCTGGCGGCGGAGACGGCGGTGGTGGCGGTGTGGTTGGATCAGGCCAGACGGCAAGCACAGGATCAGACGGCACTTCTGGCTCTTGGGTCAGCGACCAAGAAACATATGGCGCACCGGGAGGTTTCCTTGGTGGAAGCAGTCAGGTTGAAACTGATTACATCAATAACCCTAATATTTCTGATGAAGACTTTTGGAATACCTTTGAAAGCGGAAACACTGGGCAACAAGCTAGCTCAATGATAACCAATGCAGCCCCAAGTTATGTCGATGGGCAAGGGCTTACTGTTGGTATCACAAACACAGACATGGCTGGAACTGGCACCCAGATTATGAACGACATTGGCGAGGGTATTACAAACTATGCCGCTAGTTCGCTTCCTACATCAATTTTCCTTGGCGACTCTTACAAAACTGGCGGAATGAATAATCCAATCAAAACTCCAACGGTTCAAGAAATGATTGTTAACGCGCCAAGCGAAATGACTTATCAGCCCGATACTGGCAGCTACTCCGGTGGCACCGACAATATTTACACAGCTCCAAGTTCTGGCGGCTCTGGCGGCTTTTTTTCCGGAGGCGGCTCAGACGGCAAAGGAAACTTTGGCGCGGTGGGTGACTTCTTTGCTGGCAGCCAAACTCCAGCTCCGGTTGCAGCTCCAACTCCCGTATTACCAGTTGGTAGGCCAGTGGGTAATACAGGAAAAGACTCTGCTGGTCGTGACACCGGCGACAGCAAAGTTATCTGCGCCGCTATGAATAAGATGGGCTTATTGCCTGACGACATTTACGCGCTGGATTCGGAGTTTGGCCTAAAGGTCAACCGCGAAGACCCAATGCTAGGCGATGGTTATCGCCTGTGGGCTTTGCCGGTGTCTGAGTTTATTAAGAAGGACACGCTTGGTGCTAGAGCATTGCGCGCATTCATGCGGCCCATCACATTGGCTTGGGCAAAAGAAATGGCGCACCAGATGCGTCCAGACGACTATAAACCAAACTATGCTGGCAAAGTTATCATGGCCATTGGCCATCCAACTTGCCGCGCAATCGGCCACGTTTTCCTTGGTCGCCTAGTAAAGAAGGACGTGTAAGATGGCTGGCGGAACAGGTGTACCTCAAGCAAGAGGCAAAAACGTCCCTGACTGGATGATCAACAACCCTAACTATGATCCAATGGTACCCAGTTTATCGGCTATGCGGGAGTACACGAACCCTACTACGGGAGAGTCGTACATGGGTACTGGCGCTGGCCAGTACATGCTTGACCCTTCATTGAAGGGCGATTTTGTTAATCCCAATGGACCGGTTAGTCTTATGCCTCAATCTAACGGCCCACAAGGCAATCTTATGGGTGCCAACATGGTTGGCCGCGGTGGCACTAGCATGCCGCAACAAAATCCAAATCTTTTTGACAACTCCAGTCGCCCAAGTTCTATGAATAATTTTGGCGCAGGCAAAGGCGGCGGCGGGCAACCTGCCATGCCGAGTAACCTTGCGGGCCAACCCCCGCAACAAGGCCAATACGCGCCAATGGCTCCACAGGGTCAGTTTAATGTAAACCAAGCATCCGCTGGCGCATTGCAGCAAGCTCTAGGCACAACCCAGCAAGCAATGCAGCGGCCAATCGACATTGGCGCTTATGCTAACCCATATGAAAATCAAGTTGTGCAGCAATCCATGCGTGATGTTGGCAGCGCTGCGAAAATGGGTCTTAATCAGCTTGACGCTCAAGCTGGTGCAGCCAAAGCCTTTGGCGGCTCACGTCACGGCATTGCGCAATCAGAAACAATGAAGGGCTTTAACCAGCAGGCAATGGACCAAGCTGCCCAACTTCGGTCGCAGGGCTTCAACACATCATTGCAAGCTGCAATGGCTGACCGTCAGGCTCGACTTGGCGCTGCGTCTCAACTTGGTGGTCTTGGTCAGCAAGCGTTCGGCGTGGGTCAGACTATTCAAGGCAATCAACAACAGCAAGGCTTGCTACAGCAAAGCATTCAGCAAGCGCTTATTGACGCTGCAAGGCAGCAATATGCTGGCTACACGGGCGCACCACAAACGGCGCTTCAGGCTCCGCTGGCCGCACTTGGTGTAACGCCAACGCCGCAAACCACAACCAACTCAATGCAGCCCGGATTGTTTAATTATCTACAACTTGGCGCAGGCATGGTTGGCGGAAGTAAATAGGAGTTTAGTAAGATGGTTATGAAGCTAGAAGAGCAAGACATGATGGGCAATGCCCAAGCAAACCAGCCTCGCAGCGGGTTGCTTGGCTTGTTTGATAAAGCAATGAAGACCAATGACGAAACTGGCCTTAGCCCATTGCAAAACTTTGCTGCGGCTCTTGACCCTATGATCCTGCCGGACCTTCGCGGTGGCCAAGCAATACGCCAGCAAGGCGTTCAGCGTGTTGGCACAATGTCTAAGAATAAGACTGTTGATATGCTGCGTAAGCAAGGTCGGAACGACCTAGCTGACGCTGTAATGAATGGCACTATTGGCGCTAAGGAAGCGTTTGGAGTTATGCAGGGTGAGAAGGCTGCGGATACTGCGTTTGGACGGCAGAAGGATTTGGCTAGATTGACTGCAAGCTTAACAGCTCCGACAGCAGCTAAAACGCCGACCAGTGTGCAAGAGTATCAGTATGCTGTTGCAAATAATCAACTTCCGGAGGGTGTTTCTACATTCCCAGAATATGAAAAATTTATTGCTAGAGCTGGTCGAAACGTTCCAGACCAAACGATGCACCCAACATTAAACCGCCCTTTAACAACATTTGAGTTGGAGAAAGACAAAAAATATGCAGATTTGTTACCAGATTTAACTTTGTCGGGAATTTCTACGGCGGCTAGAAACGCAGCAACAATTAAAACTGTTATTGAGCAATTAGGAAATCCTAAAGAAGGTCAAGATTTAACGGGTCCATATCAAGGAATGTTAGGGGCTTTGGGAAGGAACATATTTGCTACTGAGTCTCAAGAGGCTTTTAACAACGTTGCCTCCGTTCTTCAGCAGTCTTTAAGGGAAATTCTTGGTGGTCAATTTGCAGAAAAAGAAGGTGCGGCACTTATTGCAAGGGGTTATGATATTTACGCTCCACCAGAAGTTAACGCTGCACGCCTAAGAGCGCTTTATACTCAACTTGAAGCCACTGCCGCTAATAAAGCTAAACTTATGGAATATACTGGAACTTACGGAACTACCGCTGGTTTTGGTGGGTCCGCAGGCCAACCAGATGTTCAAGATTTTTATAGCGCAATGTCTCAAGCTGAAAAAGGTTTAGGTTTTAAACAACCTAAATCTACAGGCGTAAATAATGTAGAGCAGTATAGACTTAATCCACAAACTGGAAAAGTGGAGCGTGTTAATGCCGATTAATGTTGATGTGGGAAATAACCGCTTTATAGAGTTTCCAGACATAGAAACTGCAAACGCATATTTTGCTAATCAAGGTAAAGTTCCTGAAAAGCAAGGATGGCTAAAAGATTGGCTTGGCCGTCCACAGGGCGTTTTTGAAGAACCTACTACTTTTGGCGAAATTGCCCAAGACGTAGCAAGAGCTGTTCCTGCGGGTCTTGGTCGCGCCGCTATTGGAATAGCAGAGCTTCCAGAAATGGCTCTTCGCGCTTCTCAGCGAGGAAAGGAAGAAGTGTTTGGGCTTCTTGGGGCTGACGTTGAGAAAACTCCAATTACTGATACTTTTACTGGACAAGCTTTAAGAGGCGCTGCTAATATTTCTGGTCTTGGTAATGATTTGCAATACAGGGGCGAAACCGAACTTGGTCAACGGCTTGGAACTGGAGCTGAATTTGCGGCAGCAGCCCCACTTGGCGCTGGTTCTTTATTAAGAAAAGGCGCCACTCAATTTGCTGGAGGTGTTGCCGCAGAAAGTGCTGGTCAACAATTTGACGAAACAGGATACGGCGACGCCGCCCGTCTTGGCGTTGGCGTATTGTCACCTACTGGAATTTCAACCGCAAGAACGGCTATTAGTCCTATACGAAACATTAGAGGCAAACTTGCCGATGATGTAAATCTTCTTTCAAAATACGGGATTGATACGAGTGCGGGTCAGCAAGCTGGACAGGGATACCTTTCTAGAAAAGAACTATCTCAAGGCGAAACTGCGGCACAAAAAAATCAAATAGAGCAATTTTCTTCTGCTGTTATGAAAATTTTGGGTGGAAATACTGCTGTGGCCGTTGGCGCTCCATTAAGGGAAGCGCAAGAAAGAATTATTTTAGAAATGAAAAATTCAGTTAACGGGCTTTCTGCTCGCGCTGACGACATGGACATTAATGATTTATTTGTAAGTTTAGCTAGATTTAAAAAAGTTAAAGCTACTGGAGAAGCTGGCAAGGTTCCAAAAAAAGAATTTGCTGATATTTTTGATAGACTTCGAAAGTCGCAAAAAGATGGATTAGCAATAGACGCAGAGGAATATGTATCATTTCGACAGCGTTTGTCAGCAATTACGTCTAAGGGCGATAATGAAGCCGTAGTTACAGCAAATGAAATGATTAAAGTTCTTGATAATATAGCGGATCGAGCTTTTAGTTCTTCTGGTGATACAGGAAGAATGCAGCAAATTGCAGCGGCTAGGTCAAAATATAGAGATTACCTTGCCGTAGAAAATGCTTCAATTAAAGCTGCAAAAAAAGGTAAAGAGTTTATAAACCCGCAAGACTTAAACGTTTCATTTCTTTCTCAAGCTTCGCGTTCTTCGGTCCAAGGTACTCGAGGGGAATTGGCCGATTTAGCTCGTTCTGGCGTAAAAGTTATTCCAACAAAGGCAGGAGACGCTCAAGAAGCATTAAGAGATATATTTGCATCTTTTAGCACATATGGCACAATTGGCTTTGGAGGAGCGCAAATTATTAAAGACTTTACAGACATTTCTCCAGCTTATGTTGCTATGGCATTGGGAATTTCTACGGCAATGTTAGAAAGAGCAATTTCAAGCAAAACCGGCCAAAGTTATTTAAAAAATAGATTAATGCAGAAAAATCAAACTGCTCTCAGCGCTGATAGCGCAAGGGCGGTTATTGCAGCGCTTGCTAACCAAAATACAGCAGAGGACCAGCAATAATGGAACTTAAACCAAAATCACGCAGCGAAGTCGAAGGCATTGTCCAAACTGCAATCTCTGACGCGGTAGACTTTGTTGAAAGCGAAATAAGCCAAGACCGGATCAAGGCTCAGCGCTACTACGACGGCGAAGTTGATCTAGGTTACGAGGATGGACGCAGCAAGGTTGTAGCTACTAAAGTACGTGATACCGTACGTGCGGTGAAGCCAAGCCTGATGCGAATTTTCCTTAGTACAGCCAAGCCAGTGGAATATGTGCCGCACGGCCCAGAAGACGTAGCAATGGCTGAGCAAGCCACTGAGTTTATGCACCATGAGTTTACCCGGCTAAACGGCTATCGGGTTATGAACGACGCTTTCCAAGACGCGCTGGTCAAAAAACAAGGCATCGTAAAAGCATACTGGATGACTTACCCAGAGGCAGAGATTTACACATTCACTGATCTGTCAGACGACGAATATACTTACCTAATAGACGATGACGACGTGACTGTAATTGAGCATAGCGTTGAGCTTTCTATTGAGCTGGACGA